GTTCGGTATAATCCAGATTTAACAGAAGCGGAACGTATGTTAGTGCCTATTGTGTACGCAACAAAAGAATTATACGTAAAACGTTTAGAAGATGATCCAGATTTAAGTAAAAAAATTCAAATAGCATTACCAAGAATGTCATTTGAAATGGCAGGTCTTTCTTATGATTCTTCTCGTAAACAAAATACTAATGTTAAACAATTTGCATCTACAACTGGCGGATTAATTTCACAATATAATCCTGTACCATATAATTTTGATTTTAATCTTTACATCTATGTACGAAACATAGAAGATGGTACACAAATCATTGAACATATTTTACCATTCTTTACACCAGATTACACCATCAAATTAAATTTGGTTCCTGAAATGGGTATTGTCAAAGAAATTCCTGTTGTATTAAACAGTACAACACACGATATCATTTATGAAGGTGATAAAGAATCTGAAACTAGAATGATTATTTGGACTTTGAGTTTTACTGTTAAAGGTTATGTGTTTGGTAAAACTACACAAACGGGCCAAATTAGAACTTCAATTACAAACATATTTAATGATATTTCATCAACTGATGTTGTTCAATTTAATATGGCCAATACCGGTACAGGAACATACCAAACTGGTGAAATTGTATATCAAGGATATTCAGCACAAGAATCTACGGCATCTGGTCGTGTTGTTTTATGGACTAATAATATATTACATTTGACCAATATACAAGGTAACTTTGTATCTGATGCACGTATTATAGGCACACGAACAAATTCAAATTATGAGTTTACTTCTTATGTTGTACCAGCACAAAAAATGGCCAGAATTACTGTTGTACCTAATCCTACCACAGCAAATACTGCAAACGCCAACGTTGATTATACATATACCACCACAATAACAGAATTTCCTAACATATAATGAAAATTGGAACAGGAATTAAAGTTGGTGGAGGAGTTAAGATAACTTCTTTTAGTATTCTTGGTGATACAGATTTAGCTTTCAATTCACCAGATTTTATTAATCAATATACTTTTAATTCAAATACTTTATCTGTAACGTTTAATGCAAATGGTACTATAACTGCTGCGGCCGAGTCCAGCGGACCTACTAGGTGGTACACAACAACTCCAGTGGCTTCTGCATATGAAATTGCCGTGACTGCCACCGAATTTAATATTTTTGGTAGTGGTACAGGAGTATTTTCAATTGCTGGTGTACCTCAATCATTGAATATTAAAAGTTCTTATTATCCATTAACTTCTGGAGTAACAATTAACGCAACATATACTGGATACACTCCTTCTAGTGATGAATTTTTTATGAGATATAATATTTTTATTAGAAGAACAGATTTAACTAAAGAAATTACTCGCTCTGGTAATCAAATAGATATTTATCCAGATACATAATAATTTAAATATTAATAAAAGTTTATAGATGAATACATTTAATAAAAACATGGAACAAATATTTGATGTGACCCCTACGGTTAAAGAAGAAAAAATAAATTTACCTGTAGTGTCCGCCAAGTATAATGATGCGGATATCAAACAAGATTTGAATGATGCTTATCAACAATCAAAAGAAAATCTACAAGGCATTATTGACCAAGGCAAAGAAGCCATGGAAGAAATATTAAATATTGCTAAAGCTGGCCAACACCCACGAGCATTTGAGGTGTATTCTGGTTTATTAAAAAATATGACCGAAGCCAATGATAGATTATTAAAAATACAAAAAGAGATGCGTGAAATGGAAGGTATTAAAAAGGAAACAAATAATACCAATATTGATAAGGCTATTTTTGTTGGTTCAACATCTGAACTCAGCAAATTACTAAAGAACAATGCCGGCAAAGAATAAAGAAAGTTACCGTGATAACCCTCTACTCAAACGAGTAGGAGTTCAAGTCAATTTTACCCAAGAACAAGTTGATGAATATATCAAGTGTTCTAGGGATCCTATCTATTTTGCCAAATACATTAAAATTATTACACTAGATGAAGGTGTAACTGATTTTAAAATGTATGATTTTCAGCAGGACATGATACGAACTTTTCATAATAATCGTTTTACTATTATGAAATGTCCACGGCAGGTGGGTAAAACAACCACCACGGTGGCATATCTTCTCTGGACAATACTCTTTCAAGATGCACAATCTATCGCTGTTCTGGCCAACCGTGGTGAAACGGCTCGTGGCATTCTTGGTAAGTTACAATTGGCCTATGAGAATCTGCCTATGTGGTTACAGCAAGGTGTCGTTGAGTGGAACAAAGGTCGTGTAGAACTAGAGAATGGTTCTGTGATTATTGCTTCTTCAACATCTTCTTCAGCGGCTCGTTCTGGTTCGTTTAACATTGTGTTCTTAGATGAGTTTGCTTTCGTGCCATCTAATATTGCCACAGAATTCTTTACCTCAGTTTATCCTGTTATTACTGCTGGTACTAAAACAAAGATTATTATTGTTTCTACACCTAATGGTATGAATTTGTTCTATAAGATATGGACAGATGCCATCAATAAACGAAACAACTATGTGCCGTTTGAGGTACACTGGTCGATGGTACCAGGTCGTGATGAGAATTGGAAAGAAGAAACGATTCGTAATACTTCTGAACACCAGTTCCGACAGGAGTTTGAAACTGAGTTTCTAGGTTCTACCAATACTCTTATTTCTGGTACCAAGTTACAGAAGATGACCTACAGTCCGCCAATTGCGCACCATGATAAGATGATAATCTATGAACATCCAGTTAAAGGTGACGATGAAACTACCAAAGACCATCTGTATTGTATTACCGTGGACGTATCAGAAGGTCGTAATCTGGATTGCTCAGCATTTTCTGTATTTGATATTTCATCAACACCATATAGACAGGTGGCGGTGTATAAGAGTTCTTCCATTTCACCCATATTATTTCCTACGGTGATTCATAATGCCGCTCGGTATTATAATGATGCCTACATTTTAGTTGAAATTAATAACAATCCACAGGTGGCAGACATCATACACCAAGATTTAGAGTATGAGAACCTTTGGAAAGTATTTACAGGAAATAAAAAACCACAGCAGTTACATAGTGGGTTTGGCCGAGGCATACAGATGGGACTTAAAATGTCTGTGGCGGTCAAAAGAATTGGTTGTTCCAATTTAAAAACATTGATTGAAGGTGACAAGTTGTTGATTCCAGATTTTGATACCATCTCGGAACTGACAACTTTTGTGGCTAGCAAAACATCATTTGCGGCCGAAGATGACAATAATGATGATTTAGTAATGACTTTAGTACTTTTTGGTTGGTTAGCCACTCAAAAATACTTTAAAGACATCGTAAACCATGATATTCGTAAACAGATTCAGTTAGAAAATATGAATCAGTTGGATGAGGAAGTTCTTCCGGCTCCAATTATTGATGATGGCCTAAGTGCCAGATATGAAAATATGGACGGAGATTTGTGGGAAGTTGCTGATGGTTCAGAACTATATTCACAATTTATTAAAGACGCTATGAGGAATCTCTAAATATGGCCTTTCATAAATATTCGTATGGTATCTTAATTGCCAATATAACATCATATTCAAGGAGATAATAAAATGGCATTTCAAATCTCTCCAGGCGTAAACGTATCTGAAGTTGACTTAACCACAGTCGTACCTTCAGTACTAACTACAGCCGGTGCTTTTGCTGGAAATTTCAAATGGGGTCCAGCACAAAAAAGAATTCAAGTAGATAGCGAGATTACTCTTGCAAGTATATTTGGTACACCAGACAGCAACTCAGCAACATCATTTTTCACTGCTGCTTCTTTCTTAGCTTATGGTAACAACTTAACTGTTGCACGTGCAGTTGGTTCTGCTAGTCGCAATGCTCGTGCCAATACAAGTGGTACAGCTTTACAGATTCCAAATGAAGATGTATTTCAAGCAACTTATTTGACTGGTTCGGCTGGAGCCGCTGCTGGTCCAGTTTTTGCAAGATATCCTGGCGCTTTAGGAAATTCTTTAACTGTTTCTTTCTGTGATGCAAGTAGTACTTTTGCTACTTGGAATATTACCACATATCAAGCTGGTGCAGGATCAGATATCGTAGTGCCACTTGCACCATATTTCACTGGACCTCCAGGAACATCAGAACAAGCTAATTCTGCTGGCGCATTGTATGATGAGATTCACGGTATTGTTGTTGATACCGGCGGTCTTATTACTGGCGTTAGAAATACTGTATTAGAAGTATTTCCATTTATGTCAAAAGGATCAGATGCTGTTGATGCTTTAGGTAATTCAAACTATTTTAAAAATGTAATTTTTAATAATTCAAAATACATTTATGGTGTCGATGCATTAAGTACAGCTCCTAATTATAGCACATGGGGTCGTCCATTAGCTAATACAACATATTACACTTCTAATGCAACCAGCACATATGTTTTAACTGGTGGTGCAGATGATGCTCCTTCTGCAGCAAATACACAAACAGCTTTTGGTTTATTCCAAAACGGTGATGAAGTGGACATTTCTTTAGTTCTAACTGGTGATGGTAATATTGCAATACAGCAATATGTAATCGATAATATTGTTAATACCCGTAAAGATTGTTTAGCATTTATTTCACCTCCTTCAGCAAACGTTGTTAATCAAGCTGGTAATGAAACAACCAATATTACAAATTGGACAAATGCATTAGGTCGTTCAACCTCTTACGCTGTTGCTGATTCTGGTTGGAAATATATGTTTGACAAGTACAACAACGTTTATCGTTGGGTACCATTGAACGGAGATATTGCTGGCCTTTGTGTTAACACAGACAATGTTCGTGATCCATGGTTCTCACCTGCTGGTTTCAATCGTGGTAATCTAAAGAATGTTGTTCGTTTGGCATGGAATCCAACAAAAACACAAAGAGATACATTGTATTCTAAGGGTGTTAATCCAGTTGCCACATTCCCAGGAAATGGCACGGTATTGTATGGTGACAAGACATTACAAATCAAGCCTTCCGCTTTTGACCGTATCAATGTCCGTAGATTGTTTATTGTATTAGAAAAAACAATTTCTCAAGCCGCTAAGTTTTCATTGTTTGAATTTAACGAT